TGAATACTTAACGTATTTAATTGGTACTGAGATTATGCTTGGATTCCTGTTCTTGCTTACGAATCTTCTCTCTAATAATCTTTTTTCCATCTTCTCCTGTCCAATGAATTGTCTTGGCTATATCATTGTTCTTACCTAATCTTAAACCATGATATTCATTTGGTATTCTGTTTATCTTAAACTCATGTTGTACTTTAGCAAAAGCTTCTTGATCTGATCTCTCTTGTCTCATCTCACATCTATCAAACCATTTCTTTAGAACTTGTTTATTGTTTATGCCGACTATTCCTGTTTGCCATCTATCTGATCTAACTGCATGGTCTTTGCTCATAAGGTAATCGCAGTCATCTAGCATATCAAACATATCAGATATATCTGCTTTGATTTCTATGTCGCAGTCTATCCAAATGATTTTATCTGCTGGTACTTTTTCTATTGCTTTAGGTTTGTAAAACCAAGTTCTACCATCAGATGCAACTAGGAATGAATTAGGATATTGTTTTAAGAAGCCGAAGTTAGCTATGTATAATGGAATCTTAATATGCTTATGGTAGCCATCTAAAAACCAATCAAGTATGTCTGTAAAGTTATTATCACAACCAGTTACAAAAGCTTTCATAATTGAATCTTAACAGTATTCGTATAAACATTAAACCAGTCTGATGAGTAATCACAATTCTCGTACTTCTCAAAGTAACAACCACCTTCTGTAAAGTGTATGTTCTTAGCATTAGAGTTGTATGGATATTCGCCTACTAACCAATTCCATTCTAATGGTAATCCACCTACTTTGTCAGTCCATTTAAACTGATGTAGTTCTAAACCAGATGCTTCATTAACATATTCTTTAGTGAGTGCTTTGCATTTATATGTGTTCATTAGCATTAGACTAGACCAGTTCTTTTTTTCATAAACAGTTTGTATTTGATTGCCGAATTTAGATAGATGCTTAGGTATGTAATCATGCTGACAACACATAACAGCATAATCATCATTTCTTAAATCCCATAGTTCTTTGATGTCTGCTTTAAACAGCATATCGCAATCTAGGAATAATGCCCAACCATTATAACCCATAAGATGAGGAACTATAAATCTGCTAAATGAGAACTCAGTAGATGATAAACTGTTTTTTGGTCTGTTAAATGAATCTTGAATGTTAGGTAAGTAGATTGGAGTAAATGATACTGGTACTGAACTATGTCTTAGTATGCTCTCAGCTAGTATATGGTAAGCTATTTTCTCTTTGCTATCATATCCAATAAAGACATTAATCATCTTTGGATTGTAGCTGTTTTAACTCAATATCCTTTGCTTGTACTTCCTCGTTTAATCTGTCTATTTCTTTTTTAAGATTATAAATAATTACTTCAAGATCGTTTGTTCCTCGCAAACTTTTATCTAGCATCTTTGGTTTCTTTCGCCCACACATTTGATTCATTTCTTTTTGTTTTGATAAGTTCTTAAATATTTTCTCCCTAAAGCCACTGCTTCAGATTTGCTTTTACCTCTATAACCCCAAGCCTCTAAGCTTAGTTTTAATCTTGTCTTACGACCCTTAGAATCAAATAGTCTGCCTTGACTACTACCCATTCTAACTAAGAATGAACCTTTACGTCTATATTCTGTTAAAGTATCTGGTCTTGACTTAACTGGTGGTCTTAAATTGCCACCTGTTGCTTTGTTATATCTTGCTCTACCAGATGCACTTAAACCACCTCTTGGATTCTTATCACGTTTTAATAAACTAAATTTACTCATACTTTTTTAAGTTCAATTTTACTGGTGCTTGTTTTTTAACTTTTAAGTTATGTTTTTTCATAAGCAAATCAACAATACACTTATGACAAGCTTTAATATGTTGCTCTAATTTATTTACCATAAGTCTTTTACAAAATATACATTTACTCATTTTTAACTTCCTTAAATTCTATTTCTTTAGGTTCTTCGTGTTCTATGATGTCATAGATTGGCAGTGGAACATTATCATCAGCATTTTGTATTTTATCGGTTTGTCCAAGATAAACCTTACCTAGCCACATAGCCATTATGCTTGATTTTAGTTTAGTAGCTATATCAAATTGGGTTTTTCTAATCTCTTGTTTTGCTAGTGCAACCCCCTGTTCCCATGCTTCCTGTGCTGATTCGTTTCTATTAATCGTGGATTCTGAACAACCAATTATTTTGCCTATTTCTGCTTTGGTACACATGTAACTAGCCATAGTTTTAACCTGTTCTAATATTTTAGGTGTAAATTCAAAATTGGGTCTCCCTACCTTCTTAGGTATGTCTATTACTGGTGTATTCTTATCCATATTAACCGACTATGTTCGTTAAATGTTCTATTAAGCTTTTTTTAACGATTTGTAAAGGAACTCTAGTAGATTCTGGTTTTGGTATAGTACATGGCAGATTCCATTAGCTAATGAATTACAGCTTATTTCTTCTGCTTTAGCTGGTAAATCTATTTTATATTCGTCATGGATTAAATGGAATATCTCGTGCAGTAAGGTGTTACTCATTTCAATGTTATCTAATGATTTGTCTATGGTCATGGTGTTTTTGTCTGAGTCAAATTCACCGAAAATCTTTTTCTTAGATGCTGTTTCTTTGTCAATGTAGTCTAACTTAATCAGTCTGCTTCCAAAGACTATTTCGTTAGGTAAGTTCATTTTCTTTTAAGCTTCTTTGCTATGTAAAGGTTTTTAACAAAGCTGTTTTTCTTGCCGAATTTTTGACCAGCAGAACGTCTGGCTTTTTTATAAGCTTTTGTTTTAGTGTTAAATGGTTTTGGTCTGCCAAGTTTAGATGGTCTTTGTCTTTCCCAAATAGGTTTTTTCATTTCTTTTTTCTCGGCATCTTTAATGGTTTTGGTCTATAAACTCTATAAGTACCTTTGGTCTTAACTTTGTTTGTATAAAGTTTACTTAGTGATGTTGATGTAGTCTCATTAGCCATTATATTTTGCCTTTGTATTTAATTAATACTTGCTTAACATGATTTGTATATTCTTTGCTAGTGCTAAAATTGTCTAATGTATCAGCTAATTTAATAGGGTCTTTTGTTCTATTTCGCAGTTGTCTGAACTCCTGATAGTGATGATTATTGTTTAATGTGCTTATGTAATGCCTAACTGATTGGCATTTAGTTGAATATGTTTTAACTCTCCAGTTAATTGATGGGTCTTGTTGTAATGGTAGAATCCCGTTTTTAGACCATACTCTAACTCCAAATAGATTATTGCCTTCCTTAGCAAATCTTGAAGTACCGAAGTTACTTTCAACTATGCTTTGTGCAATAATTAATGATGTTGGTATATGTTGGTCTTTTTCTAAGTCCAAGTTTATATAAGCAATACATTTTTGCATACTTGCTATAAACTTATCTTGTGAAGTGTTATCCACTTTAGGTTCAAAGAAACCTATCTTCCTAATTTCATCAATAGTGCTTTGTCTTATTTTATCTTTAATGTGATCGTTTGGAAAAAATGTTCCAATTAAAAACACTAACATTAAAAATAATAAAATAATTGTGTAATCCCAAAGCTTGATGCTTAGTATTTTACTATTCATTGATTTTTAAGGTTTGATAACCTTCCAGCTTTTCAGCTTATCTGTTTAGATTATTCTTCGTCAGAATCATCATTATTTGGTTCAGATTCATCTTCTGCATTTTCAAGTTTATCTTTTAAATCAGATAAAATTGTTCCTACATCTTCAATGAACTCATCACTGTATGATGATTCGTAAGATAGCTTATCAACTATGTTTTGTATTTTATCAACATAATCTAAAGCCTTTTCTATTTTAGGGTCGTCCATAACTACGTTCTCCATTTAGTTAATTCCGAATCAGTAGTGTTATTTTAGGATTATGTAAATATATAATTTTTGTAGGGTGGAATTTCACCACCCCTGATACCTAGCTAGTTATTTGTAGTTATAAAGATATTATTGTTTTATTTCAAGAGTTTAATGTGTGCAGAACCCATTTCTCGTAATCTTCTGCGTCAAGTTTTTCCTTCATTATTTCGTATTCGTTCTTTTTTCTAGGTTTCTCAATTATCTTGGTTTTTAAGTCTTGCAAGGTAGGAATGGTAATTTTCTTTGGTGTATTAGTCATACTGCTGAGACTTAACATATTTTTATCTATACTAGTAGTATTAGTATATATGGTTGTTGTTCTGTTTGTTAGTTTTTGGTTATTCGCAGGTTCTATATCTTGATATTTGCTATATTTAACAATGGTATATATGCTTAAATTTTTGGTTAGAGTTTGGTTGATGTTGCCTGACTTTTTTAAATGCTTAATTATTGTTTTAATATTCTGCATTGATAGATTAAACTTTTTAGCTAAATCTCTATAAGCTATTGAAATCTGACCACGACTTAATGTTATTTTCTTTTTTCTATAAACAACTTGTGTTGGTTTATGCGAAGCCATAGAAACCAAATATAAAAAAACAGATACCTCTAATTGATTATTAAAATCACTAGAGTTATAAATCTTCCTATGTAAAGCTATCCAACCTTCAGTCATTTAATTTCTGCCTTTACTAATTCTATAACTTTATTTGTAAAAGCTTTTAATCCATTTTTCTGTGTATCTTTTACTGAAGCATAAATTGTAAACCATGATTTATTATAAGCTTTGCCAATTTCATTATAAGATAATTCTGTAATCTCTCTAATTACTGCTAGACAAATTTTGTTATGTGGAACGTCAAAGAAGTTTATGTCTTTGTATAGTTTATGATTGCAAAGAACTTTTTTTGTTATTTCGGATATGTTCTTGATAGTTAAGTTTTCCATTGTATGCACCTTCCTGTTTGGCTTGGTTAATTTTATTACAAGGAGATATAATAGCCAATTTTAAACTGACTGCAATAGGGTTTATATTAAATTTATAGAAGAACTCTAATTCGCCTATTTGATGTTGTAATGTATGGCAGGTAAAGCACATTGGAATACAGAATCTATCATCTCTTATGCCTTTACCTATATTGCCTACTTTAGGAATAGAACGAATATGACAACATTGAACTTGGGTATCATTCCCACAAACTACACATGGAAAAGAAGCTACGAACTTCTGATGCTTAACAGAATGAATTATGTTTGCCTTCGCTATTTGCACTATTTATATTTCTTTGCTTTTTTCTTTGCAGTTCTA